AATTTTAACCATTACTTCTTTTACAGGAGCATTACCATACACTTTTTCTTTTAGTAAAGCACATGTAATACTTTCAGTAAAATCACAAAGAGTATCTTGTTGAATTTTATCTATATAATCTTTATATAAAGGGGTATTTAAAGTATCAAAAGCAATGTCTTTCATAAATACAGAAAGATAGTCTTCACAAACTGAACACTCTTCACAGTCATTACATTTACTACAACCACAAACAATTTTTTCAGTTCCCTCTATTAATGAAATTAATAGGTTATTATAATTTTTTACAATAATTGAAGTACCATTTTCATTTTCAGTATAAGGGGTAAATGTATAATTGCCATCAACCTTAATATCTAATACTACACTTTGATTTACAGGAACTGTACCTGTCTTTAAAACAACAGAAGCATCACAAGTTTCTTTACTTAAAGTGTAACCTAATACTACTAATTCATTATTAGTAATAGTGTAAACATCTTTATATTTAATAAAACTGTAATTAAGAGCCATGACTATCTTTAATTTAATTGTTACAAATATACAAAAATAAAAATACCCTTATAAAGATAAGGGTATTTTTTTTAAACTAATTTTTAAGCTTATGCTAAACCATCAGTATCAGTTGAAGATACAACTGGTTCTACTACAGTAGGGGTAACACTAGAAGCAGCAGCATCATCAACTAAAGTTTCAAATCCAGAAGTGGATAAGAATGAGTTAAAGAAAGTTGCTACAGCTTGTCTTGTTACAGTGCTAGCTTCTGGGATTGCAATAACAGTACTTAAATTGTTACTATATTCTTGCCATCCTGCTTCAGAAGTTTGATTATACTGTACAATAAACTGGTCATACTTAGCTGTTTTAGAAGCTAGATATTGAATGTTTTCATAAGCAGTACCTGTAACTTGAGAAAGTTTGTAAGGTCCTGAACCTGCCCATCCTGATGCATGGTACTCTTTTTGTTGGATATTAACTCCACTACCTTCTTCATACACAGGGTATTGATTAATAGTAGTTGCTCCTGAACCTCCAAAACCTTCAATTAAAGAAACAATAAGAATTGTTTCTAACAATTTGTAGTAATGTAAGTTTACAGAACAGTAAGTTCCAATAGCTAAAGGTTGACTTACTAATTGAATATCAGTAAATACTTCATTAGCAGGTAATGCAGTTGAATTGAATACAATCAATCTTGCAACATCAGCAGGAGTCATTACATCTCCTGTACTGTAAGCAGCAGCAGTACCATGAGTAAGAATTACTATAGGTTGTCTTGCAATAGCTTGAGCTACAACTAATTTAGATGCATCTGCATTGATAGCATCAATAAACAATTGAGTCAAAACATTAGCATCTGTAGAACCACATCCAGTAGTACAATCAGCAGTAGCAGGAGTTTTTACCAAGAAAGCTTTACTAAATTGGTTAAACCCTTGTATTCTATTGATTTTTGCATTACGGAACTCAATTCTTATTCCATACTCTGTTTCAGCATCAGCTTTGTAGTTACCTACATTAACTTTCATAGCTTGACCAGCAGTATGAGGTTGGAAAGTAAGGTCTGTAATACCTTTAGTTTGGATAAATTGTCCAGCAGAAGTTCTGATGTCTTCTAAGTTACCTGATCCTGTTTTGTCTACTCCTACAGCAAACACAATGTTCTTAGTACCTGCAGGAGCTGTTGCCCCATAAGCTACATTTGTTTCAGGATTAAAGGCTCCTAATTGTCCTACACCTAAGGCATCATAAGCAGTTCCACTAGCTGCTAAAGCACTGTTACCTGAAGTAACTAATACTTGAAAAACGTCATTGTTACGATTACTCATAATTTCTAGTTTTTTTAATTAAACAATCTGATTAAAACCTAACTTACTAGCTTTCACTTGTAAGTCTGAAGTTTGCACTTCACTTGCAGCAAGCATCACTGCTATATCAACAATTTCCCTATGGGTGTGGTCTGGGAGATCACAATTCACAGTACCTGTTAAGGTAACACCTGAGGGATGATTATAGCTTCCTGTCCCAAAATCTTGGGCATTATGCATATAAGCCATTTTGCGTATATAAGACAACTTTGCTTCATCTATTGTAAAGGTTCCATCTGTAAAAGATTGAATCCCTTGTGATTCATAAATTCCATTAACTTCTCTCCATTCAAAAGAACTATTATAGAATTGACTTTCTTCAAACAAATCATTATGTTCTCTAATAAAAAGAACTGCTTCTTCTCCTTTGCATTTTCCTTTTGAAAGTTTTACTCTGCATCTTACAAAATATAAATAGTTAAGAGGTAAAGCAATCACATTATTAATTACAGGAGTCCATGTACCTCCTATAACAATGCTTTTAATATCATCTATTATTCTCTGAGACATTTCAAAACCAAGACCATTATCAGCTTTAGGTTGTGCAATTTTTTTAACAAAGAGTTCTGCAGCTTCATTAAGAAGCCAATCAATTTCAGGAACTAATAAGTTCTTGTTTTTTTGACTGTCTATTTTGTTAAACTTCTTTTTGAAGTCATAGTGCATTTCCCTAGTTGTCATAACTCTTAGTTGTTAATCTTAGATAATATTAGCATTTTAATATCCTGATTCTCTTCTTTTGATAGGTACTCTGCAACCTCAATTTCATCAATACCTAATGGAGAATCCATGTGGAAGATTCTTTGACCTTCTCTTCTTAATACAGATTTTTGGAGAGCTTCTAAAACAAGAGCATGTGATGCTGTTTGTTTTTTATCCATATTCAAATATCTTAAAAACTCACTTGCATCCTTAGTAATAATCTTGTCTAGTTCTACAGCTACAAAATCTGCTGATTGATTCTTCATATTTTTACCACCTAATACAAGTATCAATTGTACTTTTCTATCTAGTGATAATTTAGAAGCTTCAATAATTGCAGTATTTTTAGTTTCCACTTTACTAGCCATTACTGAGGCTTGTTCTGCTTCATCAAAAATAACATGAGTAGCTTCTGGCCATGCACCTAAATCATACTCTGCCATTGAATTGGCTACATACTTACTGGCTTTCATTACTCTGATTTTAATAAAATCTAGAGGATTACCAGTATCAAAGAACATTGTATTGTTCTCTAACTTAATAATTGCCATACCTGAATCCCAAAATGGGTGTGGTACATCAGAGTTGTAATGAGAAGATAAATCATAGTTTACTCCTTTCTTAGCTAACTCTTTAATATCAGCATCTGATAGTCCTGTAGCATACCTCATGGTATTTCCATCTACTAATGCTTGAATTTTTTTTGGTCTTGTGAAAGACTCTTGACCTGTTTTATTGTGCCATCTTTTTGACTCAATAGGTCTGACTTCTACTTTAACTGATGCCATAATTCTTTTCTCTTTAAATTAATGAACTTGATTCTAGGAAATCCTTTTTCCCTTTACCACCAAAAGCTCCTGTGTTAAAGGAGCTTTTAATAGTTTTATATAGAATCTTAGTTACGAGATAAAATTAATTCACCACATTTAGTAATATCATGGATATGGATACCACATGATTTTTCAACATGCATCTCATAGTAAGAACCAGAGTGAGCAGAACTTCCTCCATTCTTAGGACCATAAGGACCATACATACCTTCAACATAAGTAAAGGCAAAACCATCTTTCTTGTTCATGATTTTGATGTTAGAGTTTTTAGATTCTCCTGAGAAGTCTAAGAATGTAATTCTTTGAGACTCAATTGGGAAACCTGTAACTTCATCAATTTCAAAGTTAATCTCTCTATCATCATAAAGAGGATTGTGGATTAACTCAAGACTAGCACCATTTGCCATGTTATATTTCACAAATTGGTAACCTGCTTCAAGTGCATTAGTATGTACTGAGTTAGTCACTTTATTAGTGTAAACCTCAATATTTTTAATGAAACCTGATTTGTTTTGCCAATCTTGGATAGCTCTATGGAATTGTAACATACCATACTCTCCTGTGAAACCTTTAACCTGTCTTCCTGCACCTGGCTTAACTCTACTGTAGAAAATATCTTGTAAGTACTCTTCAATTAACTTAGCAGTCAATATAGAGTATCTATGTTGGTGAGAATCTTCTAATTGTTCTTGAATTCCAGGACCCATTCTTACTGGTCTACCATTAGCTCCTAATACAGTGTCTGCAGATCTAGAATACCAATATCCACGTTCTACTTCTCTGTACCATTGTTGCCAATATTCAACTTCAGCATAACGCATCCATGAATTGTGATAAGCACCTTTAGAATCAGGAATAGCTACAGCTAATACTTCAGTAGAAGCATAGTCAGTAATTCTGTATTCTTTTCTGTACTTAGACATTCTGTTTCTAAAAGCAATTGGCAAACTGAAAACAGTTGAACCTGATTGCTCAGCAGCTTCCTCATATTGAGAGAATAATTTACCCCATTGTTGTCCTGGCTTCAAATATTTAACAGGCATAAATGCTTGTGGGTCATCTGAGTTCATTCTTACAGTGTAGACAGTACCATCTCCATGTTTTACTCCTTGGTTTTGTACACGCACTTGGTATTTCTTGTTAGAAGTACCTGGCATAATAACATCCCCTGGTAAGTACCAGTTTTCATCAAGTTTAATCTTGAATGTTTTTTTGAATTTTCCAGGTGTTAAGTTTGATGCAATCTCAACATTTTCTACAACAACTAGAGGTCTAGTGTTTGCACCTTTTAATTCCCATTCCCATTCTGTGTTACCAATAGTTTCTTCTGTTTTGGAATTACCCATTAACA